CTTGACTCCCTCTGAAGTAGAGCTTGCAAAGAGGATGGGCATATCGGTTGAAAAGTATGCCAAAAACCGACTTGTGCAGATTGCCAAAGAGCGCAGATGGAAATGGTTTTTTAAGGAGTACAAATGACCGATGACGACGACATTCAAGACTACGTTCGCCCTTGGGTAGAACTGACAGATCAAGAGATTGAATTGGTTTATGCAATCACTATAAAAATATGCAAAAAGGACATCATGCCCGAAGAGCAAAAAATGTTTGCAGAGACGATTCAATACATTTTAAAGAAAAAAAACACATGAGAAGAACACACATATGCCAAGACCCAAACCCCCCGAGCCACTACTGGGAAGACAAGTGAGGATGTCTGACAGACAGTGGATGATCCTTAACCAACTAGGCGGAGCGGAATGGCTGCGCGCCCTGTTAGATAAGAAGGCACCTATGCCTAAGAAATATTATGAAGTTTTTAACAACCAGAAAGACCAAAATGACAAAACGTAAAGTTCCCTTAAAATCCATACGTGCACAAGCATTTATGGAGAGTAATCCCGAAGCCAAGGCTGCTGATGTAGCACGCCGATTTGGCATGACAACGCAGTCCATTTATGGATTGCGCAACAAAATGAAAAAGGAAGCAGCCCCTTGGATGCCACCAAAAATGGTGCACATGCCTGACACAGATGAGGTAGACGAGACCCTTGACGCTCGGGCCGTGGACTACGGCAAGTTCATTGAGGGCGCTGAAATCATGCAGATGCTAAAACGTGTGGTGCGCAATGCTCTGGACAACCGTGACAAGACCTTGGCGCATGATCAGGCCGAGGCGATGGACATGATCATTCACAAGATGGGCCGCATTGTGAACGGCAATCCTGATGTGGTGGACCACTGGTTGGATATTGCAGGCTACGCGCAATTGGTGGCAGACCGCCTTGAAGGGCGGATCCGGTAATTACTTTGCCTCTCCCCAGTTGGGTCCGATTTCCACATCGCACCGACTGGGGACTTGAAGGTTCACGCACGTTGCCATGATCTGGGCAGCACGCTCAGCTTCCTCCTTTGTCTTAACACTCAACGCCAGTTCATCGTGAACTTGCAGCATGGGCATGATCCCCTCCCGAGCAAGCGCCACCATGGCAGCTTTTGTCTGATCGGCGGCTGACCCTTGGATCAAACGATTTAAGCCCTTGTAGGTACCTGCGCGCTTGATCCGTTGGCCGTATTCCATGACGGCTTGTTCGCGGGGCAGCGCTTTGTTCACTCCCCACTCCATCGGCTCCCAAAGTGGGAACCGGCACTTGCGTCCAAGCAGGGTGCGAATCGATCCGTTTGATGCGGGATGCTCGATCCTTTTCATCACGGCATTGACTGTGCCTTTTAGGAACGGAACATTTTGATGGAACTTATCAATAAGTTCCGACGCTTCCATAAGGTTCAGGTCCAGTTGTGCGGCCAGTTTGTTCTTGCCCATGCCATACATCAGGCCAAGGCCAATGGTCTTGGCAGCTTTTCTGTTGATGCCGGCCATGTCAGCAACCATCTGGTGAAAGTCGGTATCAAGGTTTTCACTATAAGCAGAGACCATCTTCTCGGCTCCGGGTAAATCGAGCAGATTTGCGTAGTGAACAAGAAGGCGAGGCTCCTGTGAGGAGAAGTCATTTGATGCCCACAATTCTCCCTCTTCGGGTAGAAACAGACCGCGGACCATGGGGCCGATGATCTCGTGGCGGGCGGGGACTTGCTGCAGGTTCGGGTTGGCCATGGACAAGCGGCCCGTGACGGTGCCACCGTCGTCTGAGCGCATTTGGTTGACGTGCGGATGGATACGGCCGGTCTTTTCGCTAAAACTCAGGTAGGGGGCGAGGAAAGTGCTGTGCGTTTTGTTGGTCTCGCGCGCTTCTACGATCATCTTGGCAATGGGGTGCTCACAGCCCTCTAGAAAACCTTTTGTAAAACTTGGTTGGCCGTTATCGGTCTTTGCGTAGGGCAGGTGCAGTTTGTCAAAAGCGGTTGCGATGGAGGCTGCTGCCCAGATATCGACATTAGATCCAACAATTGTTTTGAGATCTTTGTGGATCTGTTTTTCGCGGGCAATCAGTTGATCGATCAGTTGCTCACATTTGGGCCGGTCAAAGCGGATCCCGCGGCTTGTCATGTTGTGCAGGACGGGGAAGGCTTCTGTTTCGAGGTTGAAGATGGATTCAACTTCATCCTGACGCATGCGGATCTTGAAGGCTTGCCACAGTTTCAGTGTGAGCGCTGCATCCTGCTCGGCGTACTCTCCCACATACATGGCGGGTAGTTTCCAAAGTTCCTTTTTTGGATGAACTCCGAAGTCCGCAGCGGCTTGCTTGAGACCTTGTTCTGACTTGATTTCTTGGAGATAGTCAAATCCCAAGGAGTTGAGAGCATAGCTAAAACGGTTCTCGTCAAGAATAGGGGCCGCGAGCATGGTATCAACGATCCGTCCGTTGACCTTAAAACCACTTGCTTGTAGCCACCCCAAATCATAGGCGGCGTTATGCATAACCTTATCGGAAGGGTAAGCCAATACGTCCGTGATCCATCTCTCCACTCTTCGTCTGTCCAGATTTCCACCACCCTGATGCGCCACCGGAAAATATCCAGACCATCCATCGACGGCAATGGCGTAGCCGACAACGAAACCGTCGTTCCGAGGCCATCCCGGGCCCATGGATTCCATGTTGGGGTCGCATGTTTCAAGATCAATTGCTATTTCCTTTGCAGAGGACAGGTTTGGAAATACTTCTGGGGCCACCCATTCGGTCAGGGAGGAGAAGAGCGGCACGGTTTTCATAGCTTAAAGCCTTTTTCAATATGTTTGGGCAAAACCAAATGAAGAGTTTTCTTTGCTCGGGTTATACCTACGTAGAATAACCGATGAACATTGTCCCCGTTAGTTGCGTACTCTTTAGCAAACTTGGGACTAAGGTCCATGAGCAGCAGCACATTGTCCGCCTCGCCTCCCTTGGCTCCGTGGATCGTGGACAGTTTAATCCGGCCCATGGTTGACAGTTTTGTTCCGCGGCGCAGAACTGCTGTCAGGTAGTCGCGCTTGTCTTCGCTGATGCGGGACAGGGATTGGTGCCAGAGGGCATCGGTTTTCAGGCCAAAGCTGTTTTGTAGATCCTTGAGGCTGTATTCAAGCAGCGGGTCGCCTTTAAAAGTTCGGTGGCCCTTGGTTATAAATTCACCACCAATGTACTTGTAGACGTTTTTAATCTCATCACCGTACAAGAACTCCCCTTTGCGCAGCTTTTCCCACGCCTGTACGGCTTTTAAAAGGGGGTGGCTAAGGCTTGGTACCCCTGAGCGCTCAAAAAGGATTCCAGAGGCTCTAAGCCACTCATGTACAGGGTTCAAAAGATAGTTGGTGCTGCCCATGATGAGCCATTGGCCGTCATCGATGGGCACATCTTCAAACCGGTAGTAGGTCATGACGGAGCCCTCAAAGTCGCGGGGTTTCCATTCTTTGTCTTGGCGCTCTTGAATTTGCTGCACAACGCGGTTGGCAAGTTTGTGAACGATTGCGGGGACGCGGTAGGACTGATCAAGGATTGTGATCTGACCCTCAAATGTCAAGAAGCTCTTTACATCTGCTCCGGCCCACGTGAATACGGCCTGATCGTCGTCGCCGGCAAGAAATACCCGTTTGGATTTCTTGGCAAGGGCTTCAACAAGCTGCCACTGTAGGCGGGAGAGATCCTGTGCTTCGTCAACAATCAGCACTTCAAGGGAAGGCAGGCGCTCGGGCTGCACCACAATCATCTCCAGCAGGTCGGTGAAATCCAGTAACTCTTTGCTGCTTTTGTAGTGACGGTAGGATCTTTCGACAAACTCAAAGTGATGCCATTCGATGTCGAGGCCGCACTGGTTGTAGTGTTCACGCAAATCTACTCCGCGGATGCGGGCTAGGTTGATTTCGTTGAGGATAGGGTTGTCGGCCTTGGCCATGTCTACATCATCTTCTTGGACCACGTTCAATTGGATGCCGGCTTGTGCAGCAAACTCTCGGTAGTCCTCGGGCTTCATCATGTAATCAACTTTGACGGCAAGGCAGTGGAAAGCCAAGCTGTGTAGGGTTCTGAAGTAGGGGAAGTCGGTGCGCGCATTCAGGGCGGGGAACTTCTCAATGGCGCGGTCCTTGGCCTCTGTTGCGGCTTTTCTGGTAAAAGAAAAATAGCCGATCTGCATAGAGGAAAGACCAGTGCCCAACTCGCGGTCAACCACGTTCAGAAGGTATGTTGTTTTGCCGGAACCCGGAGGTCCAAAGACCTTGCGGATATCGGTCATCAGAATGGGCTCCCTGCAGTGCGTTTGGTTTGTGATTCAAATGGTGCGTCCTGTTTCTGGAAGCGCGGAATACGCCAACAGCGCACAGTCCGGCCTTTGAGGAACAGCGGTATTGGCTCGCCACCCATGTCGCGAAGGCGTTGAGCCATCTTGGGGGCAGTAAGGCCAATGAAGTTGTTACGCTTCAAGTGTGCTTCGAGGTCCTTGATCCGGAAGTAGGTTTTCGCTTCATCGACATCCGTCCATGGGCGGCCCATGAGCATCTCTTCACGGTCCATTGCTTCTTGCATGTGGGTTGTAAATTCTTCAAGCAGATCCATGAAA